TAAGCTAATGTCATCAAAAGTTGGTCAGAATATGGATGCAGATAAAAGAAATGAATATTTAAAACCTTTTGTTTTAACAACGATTTTAAGAGAACAAATGCTAAATCTAGTTGAAGAAAATGAAGGAGTTAATATTATTTTAAAACAATCTTCAAGAGGTATAAAAAAGGATAAGTTTTCTGCTTTTATATATGGACTGTACTATATAAAACAGGAAGAAGACCATAAGAAAAAGAGACGAAGTAGAAATATATCAGATTTTATGTTCTTTAGCTAAAACAAAATGGACAAATGTTTATAAAAAAGAGGAAGTATTTTTAAAGTATTATGAAAAAGAAGGGAGAAATGCTATGCGAGCAAGTAGAGGTGAAATAAAAATTGAAGAAATTCTTCAAGAATCAGGTTTGAATTTTAAAGAAGAGTATATTTTTTCTGACCTTGTAAGTTCTAGCGGTCGACCCCTCAGATTTGATTTTGCGATTTTAGATGATAATAATGAATTAGATTTTTTAATAGAGTTCCAGGGTATTCAACATTATGAACCAAAGAGCAAATTTGGTGGAATCTCTGGATTGCGGAAGCAACAATATAATGATATGAAGAAGAGAGAATATTGTGCTAAGCACAATATTCCTCTTGTAATCATTCCTTATTGGGATGAAGGTAGACTTGATTATGATTATATTATGACTGCCGCAGGATATTAAAATTTTTATTTTAATAAATTAGATAAAATTGTATTTTATGTTATACTATACTTAGAAAGGTTAAGGTGTATATCTTGATAAATAGAGTAGCAGAAATAAAGAAGAAGGGGTTCCAAATGAGTATTAATGACTCCACAGAAGATATATATGCTCAATCTTTTAATGCAGTAGACTTTTCTAAAATCAAGGTCGGGATAAAAACTTTAGATGACGCTATTGTAAACTTAGGAGAACTAAAAAAAATCAATCCTAGGTTAGCTGATAAAAAAGAAGTTTTACGAGCTATTAATAATGGAGACTATGAAACAATGAGAGATATATCTAATTTCTTTTATAAAACTAGTGGTATTTATAATAGACTTTGTAGATATATGGCATATTTATATAGATATGATTGGTTAATTACTCCTTATATTAATTCAGATAATTTAAAGCCAGAAAAAGTATTAGATGGATTTAATAAAGCTTTAATGTATTTAGATAACTTTGAGGCTAAACGTTTTTTTGGGGAAGTTGCATTAAAAGTTATTAAGAATGGCTGTTATTATGGATATTTGATCCCCCAAAAAGATCGAATGGTAATACAAGAATTGCCGCCTAAATATTGCCGTTCAAGATTTAGTGTTAATGGACGTCCTGCGGTAGAGTTTAATATGAGATTTTTTGATGAAGCATTTAGAGATACAACTCAAAAGATGAAAATGCTAAATCTGTTTCCCGCGGAATTTAAGAAAGCTTATATTCTTTACAAAGAAGGAAAATTAAAAGCTGATTTTGCTGGAGATACATCTGGGTGGTATCTATTAAACATTGATAACGTAATAAAATTTAACTTGAATGGAGATGACTTTCCGGCTTTTATTTCAGTCATTCCCGCAATTATAGATCTAGATGCTGCACAAGAGCTAGATAGAAAGAAAATGCAACAAAAACTATTAAAAATTATCATTCAGAAAATGCCTGTTGATAAAAATGGAGATTTGATTTTTGATGTAGAAGAAGCTCAACAGTTACATAATAACGCTGTGAAAATGTTAGGAAAAGCGATTGGGATAGATGTTTTAACTACTTTTGCTGATGTTGAAGTTGCGGATATGGCTGATAAGAGTTCCACCACTACTGTTGATGAATTGGAAAAGGTTGAGCGTGCAGTTTATAATGAAGCTGGAGTTTCTCAGATGCAATTTAACACAGATGGAAATATTGCCTTAGAAAAATCTATTTTGAATGACGAAGCTTCCATGTATAATTTATTAATTCAATTTGAAGGGTTTTTAAATACATTATTAAAACCTTTTAATAAGAATCCAAAAAAAGTATACTATAAAGCACAGATTTTAACTACAACAATTTATAATTATAAAGAGATGGCTAAATTGTATAAAGAACAGACTCAATTAGGTTATTCTAAGATGTTACCGCAAATAGCTCTAGGTCAATCTCAAAGTTCAATTTTAGCTAATGCTTATTTTGAAAATGACGTTTTAGATTTAGTAAATCTATTTATTCCGCCTTTAATGTCTAGCACTATGAACGTGGAAGCATTAAGCCAAGCAAAAACTGCGGAAGATGGAGAAGAAAAGAAAGCGGGCAGAAAAGAAAAAGCTGATGATGAGAAAAGTGAAAAAACTATGAAAAATATAGAATCTCAAGGTTGATTAAATTGGAGGTAGCTAAATGTCAAGAATGAGTATAGCTACGATAGATAGTCCAGAATTTATAAACGTTTCTCCATATAATCCTTTAATTTCAGAATGTGAAATTAAAGTTTTGTATTTGGGAGAAAATAGAAATCATAGCTATATAAGTAAAGAAGTAGCTACAGAGATGGCTAATTCGTTACCTGGATGTCCTATTGTAGGTTATTTTAAACAAGATGTAAAAGATTTTGGCGATCATGGGGATCAAGTAGTAATTGATGAAAATGGAATACATTTTAATTGTCTTACAAAACCTTATGGATTTGTAGCTCCTAATGCTAAAATTTGGTTTCAAAAATTTGAGGATACAGACGATTTTGGAAATTCTATTATTAGAGAATATTTAATGACTACTGGGTTTTTGTGGACAGGGCAGTTTGAAGAGGCTCAAGCTGTTGTTGAGCAGGGAAAACCACATTCTATGGAATTAGATGAAGATTCCTTAGAAGGAGAATGGTCAAAAAATTATAAAACAGGTATAGAGTTTTTTATTATAAATGACGCAATATTTTCAAAATTATGTATTTTAGGAGATAATGTTGAACCTTGTTTTGAAGGTTCGAGTGTAACAGCTCCATGTATAAGTACATCGTTTACTAAAGTAGATGATAATTTTAAAAAGACTTTATATACTATGATGCATGAATTAAAAGATGCATTAGAAGGAGGACAAATGGCTTTAGAAAAAGATAATAAAAAAGTTTCTGATGAAAAGGACAAAAAAGAACAAAACTTTTCCGCAGAAAATCAAAATTCTACAGAGGGATTAAATCAAACTGATTTTGTAGCTTCTGATAAAGATAAAGATAAAAAAGAAGAAGAAGTTAAAGAAGATCAGCCTAAAAATGATGAAACCACAAAGACAGAAAAAGATGATGAAGATAAAAAGAAAAACTTTGTAAAAAAAGAAGAAGATGAGACTGTTAAAGAAGAGTCTACTTCAAATGAAGATAAAAAAGATGATAATAAAGCACCTTCTGATAAAGAGGAAGAAAAAGAGAAGAAAGATAAATACGCTTTATTAGAAACTCAATATCAAGATTTACAAAGTAAATACTCTGCATTAAAAGAGGATTTTCAATCATTAGTAGCTTTTAAAAATCAAATTGAAAACGAGAAAAAAGATGCTTTAATCAATAGCTTTTATATGCTTTCAGATGAAGATAAGAAAGATGTAATTGCAAATAAAGCTAAATACTCTTTAGATGATATTGAAGCAAAGTTATCTGTAATTTGTGTTAGAAAGAAAGTTAATTTTGATTTAGAGGATACCTCAAAAAATGAAAAAGATAATCCTGTTGCAACTTTTAATTTAGAAGAACAGGATAGCTCTATCCCAGCGTGGATAAATGCTTTAAAAAATACTCGAAACAGTAGAAATGATTAAGGAGGATATATAGATGGCTGCTACAACAATTAAAAGAGTTGGTTTTGGTCAAGTTGAACCTAATCATTTGTCAGCTCAAAGAACTTCTCAGATTTATGCACAGTTACCAGCAAAATCTGATATTAGTATTCTTGAAAATGGTCAGTATGTAAAATATGACTATGCTAATGGAGAAGTTAATTTTACTGGCAAAGGCGAATGGATGATGGTGTTCAACGAAGTAAAATTATACGATGATAAGTGGAGAGAGTCTTATAAAGACTTTGCTATGATTAAAGATAATTATACAGCGGGAAGCGATGATATTACTCATGGTGGCTTAGGTCCACTTAAAGGTCAGATGGTTCCGCGTGTAATTAAAACAAATGTTGGAGATATTTATACTACTAATGCTGTTGGTGCTGCGAATACAAGCGGAAAAGCAGAATATGCTGGTATTGCTCTTGAAGTAGGAGACTTTTTAAAAGTTGACACAACAGGCTTCTTAGTAAAAGATGAAACAGCAGAAGCTTCAACAGAAAGTATGTT